CGTGAAACTTGCGGATGCTGTGAAACTGGCATTTCAAAAGACCTTCTATAAAAAGGCTTATTACCCAGCTTCAGCGCAGACACATCGCAAGACCAAAAACCAAACTTAACCTCTGAAACCTGCGTGCTTCCTGCACCAACATTTTCACAAGGGAACCACATAACACTTGTCAGGTATTGAAACGGGTTGAACAGGCATTTTAGCAAACTATCTGTGATTTGCTGGCCGGAGATGTCCGCCCAATCAAGAGTAGAAAATATCTTTGAGCAAAAATCTGCAAAATTAGTGGGAATAAAAGCATAGAAATTTGTAAGCCCATCTTCCCCTACAATGCCGCACACAAAATATCCTTGGTTCAGCCCATACTCAGCCACCGGAAATAAACCTTCATTCACAACTGTCCTTTTCTTAACTGGTGTCGACAGCGTTGGGTATAGAGTGTCCATCACATCCCCATCAAAACCCGTTGAGCTCCTGATAAAAAACAAATTACTTGCCTGTATCGTATCACGGTACGTTGCCAACACATCCACAACGCAATGTGCAATCCATGTATTGTTTCTGTACTCCCAATCCTCAACCCAGTATGACCGGTTAAATTCTACAATCTCACAGTAATTCCATGACGGGGCACTGCCCCCATTTCTCAGTATGATCTGCGGGTTCTCAATAGAACATGGCTCATTTATATTACAAGAAACGGCGGTAACATCACCGCCGACAATTCCTGTAGAATTAACTCTTTTGCTTGCCGTTTTAAAGTTGACTGTTACCGCCATTATATCCTCCTATTCCAAAACAAAAACAAGCCCATTCTCTGTAAGGTCATTCCAATAACGGTCTGTGAAATGATAGTAAATATTCCAGTAACCGCCTGCACTGTTGAAAGGTGTCGTGCTACTCCACTGGTTGACCGTAGTAAGCCCCATAGCCTCCTCGTCAAACAGTACCGCAAAAATGTTGTCCATTACCTGGGCTTCTCCCTGTTCAACACTTCCGTCCGGCTTCATAACGCTAGGTGTAACATTAATTCCCATTGGGCTCTCAAGAGTCTGCCAGAAATTAACCTTTTCATTTGTGGCAATCTTTAAATACTGGTCATGGAACGTGTTACTCAGAACCGTTGTATCCGCAGTATGCAGATCTGGGCTGAAAATCATGATATTCTGCATACGGAGCGGTGTGTGCCTTGCAATCTCTTTTCCTGTAACATTCGCATGAAAACGCGTGGTTCTTTCTGTGAAAAAGTCCATGTAAGTCATGATCTTCGCGCATGCCCATTTATAAAAACCCGGGAAGTTGTCCGCTTTCCTTACATCATCAGCGGTTAACTCTGTCCCGTTCTCGGTATTGTACATCGTGAGCAACTTAACAACATGCTCCCCGGTATAACCCTCTGTTGATGCCGTAACACCTGCCTGCCAGATGTTTTTAGCCCCGATATAGTTTGCAACACATGCCCTTGCCATGCTCTCATGTGCCTGTTCGATCATGTCCATCGTGTTCTGGGTGTACATGGAAATGAACTGGCCAAACTCGTCGGGATTGCGGAACGCCTGGTCTAACTGATCCCTGAAATAAGTCCTGTGCCTCTGGAATACCTGGCCACCATAGAAATTAGTCTGTAAGACTTTTCCTTTTTTGATTTTGTACATATCAACTGCGGTATCATCTTCCAACGGCTGTCTCTGGTCGTTTTCCCAATCATCGTCCAGCATCCCCAACTTACGCACATGGTTCCCCCACTGTTGTGTAGTTCTTCTCAGCCCCTTAAATTTAGCATTGTAAGGCCGTACAGAAAAGATCGTCCTGTCTAATACCTGGGAAATGCTGTTCATAATCCTGTCATTACCCACAAGTAACGCTGTCTGTGCCTGTGCTACGAACGAGCTTGTGTCCGTTGCTTTCATAGTTTCAACGCCTGTGGCCTGTTTAACGATATCATTCAGCACTGTGCTGACCTGGTCGAAAGTTAATGTATTCGCCATTATTTTTCACCCCCTGTTAACCCATCATAGTTTGGCGGATTGATAATGCTTGCGATAGCATCTTCTGTTGTAACCTGTTTCGGGACTGTGTTCTGCATCAGGTTAACGTTGTTACTCTGTACCGCACTTGTGAGGCTTTTAAGCGCACTCAGGACATCATTCTGGTCTCCGATCTGCCTTGCCTGCTGTGCCTGTGTCTGAGGATATGCCTGTGCCTGTGCCTGTGGAAACATCTGTGGAAACTGCTGTGCATATCCCTGTACACCCTGCACTGGTGCCTGTGCCTGCGGATAGTCCTGTGGATAGGGCTGTGGCTGTGGCTGGGGCTGTGGCTGGGGATGTGGCTGTGGCTGTGGCTGTGGGGCACGCTGGGTTTCTGTACCTGACATTGTGAGGATTTCTTCTTTTGTGAACCCCGCTGTGATAAGTGTGATTAAGTTGTCTAATGTCATATTTTGTAATCCCTCCTGAGATATTTTTTATGTGAAAAGCCTGTGGAAATGATACCGCCATTCTCGTAAGTGACTGCATACCAGTTTCCAGAATAGCATCCTAGACAGATACATTTTGTGTTTTTCGGCATTTCTGCGATAACTGTCCCGTCTGTGTTGGGCTCTGCCCTGACCATCAGGGGCCCTGTGTCCGTTGCGACGATGTACACACCCCTGATATTTTTGTTGTAGTTAACCGTCATTTTTGTCACTCCCTGTAATATGGTCTGTGAGTTTTGTGAGTGCCTGTGTGTTGTTGTTGAGTGCGTCTGTCATGTTTTTCATTTCTTCTTTGTGTGCGTCTGTTTCTTTCTGCCACAAATAAAAAGTTGCAATCAGGCAAGCGCATGGCACTCCAATGTTACTAATAAGAGTTGATAACGAGCTAACGTCCATGTTTCACCTCCATTATATATTAGCACAACATATAATATGTTCCACGTGGAACATTAAAGAAAGGTGAGAAATGTTTCACGTGGAACAAAACATATGCAGGCTGTGACACTCTGCATATGTGGCGAAAGATTAAGTGTTACAAATTCTTGAGCTGTACATACTCATGCACATTGGATCCTTATGATCCCACGCTCCCAACGTGTTGTACGTGTGCCACGAACACTTGTCTTTCTATGAAAGATAATATCAGATATAAAGCACATAGTCAATATTTATTTTTAAAATAAATCTCAAATAAGGACTTGCTTGTGATATCCTCAAACAGCACCTTGTTTGATAAATACATATCCCATAAATAAATAAAATCCCGTCTGAAAGCTTTTACATCCTTGTCTGTATTGGAATACTCTGGCGGTGTACCAGAACTGTGCCGTGTTACATATATTAAGTCTTTTCTCTTGTGCTGGTATATTGTAATAGCATCCATTTTACATAAAGGTATCAGTTCTTTAATGTTCATGCTCCTAATTCCTGAATAATCAGCGGAATAAAATTCATTTCCTAATGCCATCCTGTTAAATGCTGAATCTGACCCAGACATTTTATACAGGGCTGTGTCTTTTTTCTTTTCAGAAATCGGTGAATCATACAAGTTAAAAAGCCCAATACCCCTATCACGTATAATAGACAGGGATTGTTTATTAATATCCATGCCCGATACTTTTTCCATTAAACCATTTTCAATAAACATATCACATGATAAACTTTCAGAATTAGAAAACAATAAAAACTGTATCGGATTATTACCCTCAAGTTCACGGTTCCGGTTCATTGTTTCATATGCGTTTTTAAAAGCGTATCCAGCATTTTCAACTCTGCGTTCACGTTTTTCAGGGATAAACTCATCATATATCCCTATCTCAACGTCTGATGCATCAAAACCACGTAAATTGGCAAAAGTATTTAATGCTATAGCATAACCGAGTATATTCCCAGTATATTTTATTTTACCATTTCCGTCAATTTCTGCATTATAATATACCGCAATATTTTTCCCGACACTTTTCGGGTATATTGACCATCCCAAATCATGGTTTAATTTTTTAAAAGGTGAAAGTTCTGGAATTTTAATCGTATCAATCTGTGTCTGCAATGACCGCATATAAGCAAAAATTTTTTTGTGTTCAATACAGTATTTGAGGGCACCGTAAGTTTTCCCCGTACCACGTCCGCCCCAGATGTAATTGAACTTTTGTCCATATCCTAAAACAGCAGGTATCGATAGATACCCGCTGTTTTCATAAAGCGATAACATATTATTTCTGTGGCTCCGGCATGGTGACATCCTTCTCCGTATATCCCATACGGGCAAGCGCACGATCTGGGGAAACAAGCGCACAAATAAGATAGTCACGGCCTGACTTCGAAGTCCTGTGAAGAACCTCGATGAAAAACATATCTGGAACTTCTTCCATATCAGAAATACGGTCGATAATATCATCGAATGATTCCCTGAAAGTTGCTGACTGGCCTGAGAATACATCCCCTGTGTTTGCGTCCTGCACGGAAAGGCAGGTGATTTCATTTCCGCTGTTGTCAACTGTGAGATATTTCACCCACGCCCCAACACAGATAAGCCCTTTGTTTTCTACGTTTTTAAGTGAAACGATTGCAGGTGACTCGATGAGTTCATACTCTGAATAGGTATCAAAATTTCCTGATGATTTAATGATAGTATACTTCTTTGACATGGTTTAGTTCCCCTTTTCTTTAATAATGACTGCATTTTTTAAAAACACTTCCGCATCCATCCCGTATAATTTTGTTTCTTCGGATGCCCTTTCCCAATCAATAACAATGCCGAAATTTCTTTTTTTAATCTCTTTGCTGATCTGCTCATCAGTAAGATTTCCGATCAAACCAACTTCCTGTACAAACTCACACTTATTCTCAGGATCGTAGCAGATAACGTTGATCTTGTTAACTGTTAATGAACGTGTAATTTTCATATTCTCACCTCCTTGTAATATCTCTTTACATGAATTACTATAACACATATGTTAATTGTTGTCAAACGCCTCTTTAAATTCTTTTAATGTCCTTGCGTCTGCCAAAATCCTACGGTACTCATCTGTTATTCCTATTGTGTAAGTTGACGGCCTGATAACTACATTTTGTGTAATTTTTAAAACATGGTTTTCCACGGTGAAATCCCCATAAGGAACGTCATTGTACACGCTTTCAGTTCCTCCTGACCGTAAAAAGGTAAACCCAATTTTGAAAGCTTCAATTCCCCCATGTTCTTCCAACTCATATGGTGCAAGCTTTTTATTAACTCCTGCGATTGTTGCGTGTAGTTTTCCATCTTTAGTTCTATAGACATATTTTTTTGCACCAATGGTGGAGAATTCAGTATACGTATCCTCGTATTCGTATACCCCCATATAGTGTTTAATGCTATGGCGATCTGTTGCGTATGCGGAATTGGTTATACTTTGCTTTTTTCTCTCAGAATTGTACCTATTAAATAATTCATCAATATTATCCCCTCTCACTTTTATATATTTTACCGAATCCGTATCACTGTATACATAACGGTCTCCAACTATATTGATTCCCTCTTTTAAACGCAAGCGTGCCCACGCTGTCACCCATACACCCCATTGATAAGGCAAGAAAGCTGTCCTGTTATATTTAGTGAGTAATGTTTCACGTGAAACATTTTCATCAACTGTATATATGTTTTCTGCCGATTCTGTGAATATTAACGACTGTTTCACGGGTGACTGAACCATCATTCCATAACCGGCATTAAGCAAAGCCTTTTGCAAGTTGTAAAACAGTTCCTGTTCTACGATTCCTTTTAACTCTGTTTTGTCCGTATAATATTTACGGAAAACGCCTTTCAACGGTTCTGGCAATGTCCCGTATTTGCTTTCGTAACATTCTGTTATCTCAAAACCTTTCCATTTATATTCACGTTTCATGATCCCATAGTCAATATCAGTGATTGTTGTTTCGACATACTCAGCACTTAAAATACGCCCATTGTCAAGTACTTCACGTGAAACATTCCTGCATTTTGAATAGGACAAATATGGTGCCCCGTAAAACTTATCAATCTGTTCAATACCTGTGATTTTACACCGGAATAATAGTGCTTTCCCTCTATCCAATTTCTTCTCTATGTCATTCTCCGTTATTGACCCGATATATACAAACCGTGTCATTGGAAAAACGCAATTTAAGACAACATCAGGATAAGATGATGACCTGTCATAAGATCCAATCCCGAGAATCTTTTCCCCGTCTGCACGTATCACTGTTCCTGAGTAATAACGGTTTGCGTGAGTATCTCCACCCCGAAACGCTTCTTCCAATAGGCCGAAAACATCAATGGTGGGAAATATATCCCTATGTTTTCTAGCCCATCCATACATGGCTTTTTTCGTTTCACGTCTAACATATCCGGTTGACGTTAATGGAAGTGTATATAGGTTGTCATTTGACAATACCATACGTTTATACATTGCTTCAACTAACCCTATTGTGTCGTATGTACTATACTGTATTTCATAATCGGTTAGTTCTGTCCATGGAAAACGCTTTTTACTATAACCGAATTTTTCACCAGATAATTTCTGATGTTTTACTTTCATTTTTGATGTAAACGTATTTAGTGACATATTCGTTTGCAAATATGAGCAACGAAACTCGAAACGCCCTAACATTTCACATTTCAATATTTTCCGTGATTTAATAGCAAAAACTTCGTCCGGTGAAAATGTATATATACCACGCAAAAACTGAAATTCATATGAAAGATTATGGACAAAAACCATGTAATACGCATAGTTATCGTCATTCATAAGCTGATCCAGAAAAAGCTCAAATTCTGTCCATGTTCTTCCTATTATAGTGTCAATATGTAGGTCGTCAAGAAAAAGAATTGAAAACTGCCAGATATACATGATTGACTGCTCTATATCTTCCAATCTAGTTGTTTCGATATCGAAAGCACACATGCAATTTTTATAACCTTTTGCTTTTTTACTTCCTTTGTTTGACCTAGTGTCGTGTAGGCATGGTAAATTCTGTATTCTAGTATAATTATATGTGTCGACAGTATACAGATTCTCCATGTGTTACCTCCTACGTTTACGTTTACCCGCTTTCCTTTTCTGGCGTTTTACTTTTTCTTTCTTTGCTATTCCAGATTTCAATTTTGAAATGTTTCGGGATCCCGTTTTCAGAAATTCCTTATATAGCCCTAACATTTTGCCTGTACTCAGCTTTTCCCCATCAGAATATAAATCAACAGCAAAATCAGAATCATATATTCTATCTGATGCAAAATCTCTGAGCTGTTCCATATAACGCCCAAAATTTAGTAAATCCTCATGCGTTTTTAACTCTGTTCCATACACATCATTGATGTGTATCATTTGTTCTTTTTCCTGTTTTTTCAATCCTGTTACTGTGGTTCGGTCTGATGCTATAATAGTTGCCAGTTCAGATAACAAGTGATAGATTTCTCTATCACTTGTTATCTCTTTCAACTGTTTGTAACGACTGATCGGCCTATCTGTTACAAGGTTAATATCTTTATAGTCAGATTTCAGTATTCTTTCATAACGTTTACGCCAGATTGATCTCAGACGTGAATACTCTTTCCTAACGTCTTTCATATCCCACGTTAGTTCCAACGCAAGCGGTGTATAATCGTCTTTTGACCTGATAAGGCCTTGTGGTTTACTCTTCTTCAAATAAGACTTTTTTGTTGTCAATAGGAACACCTCCCTCCAATTTGTTGTAGTATACAGGGCGGAAATTTTCTCCAAACTCGACAACGTAGTCCTGCACGATTGCCATTGCAACCTGCCCGGTGTATGCCTGAACTAGTAGGTAATCACATTCGTATTTACACTGACTTTTTAATATGTTTGGCGTATTTAGTTCTTTAATATACACCTTATACCATGATTTTTTACTGTTCAATGGTCTGCCCATTGTATAACCTCCATTTCTCAGAACATTTCAAGATATCTTCAAAACTTGACAACTTTCTCCATACCTCGCTAGGACAATGTGCGAAACACATCTGAAATTTATCACATACTTCTTCATACCTGCATTCCTCACACTCTTCATAAGTTGCCCGTATATTACAGGCAAAACATAAATCAAAAAACCCTATCATCCTTTATATCCTCCTGACCATTTTGCCCCACACCAAACACCATAAGGGAAAATTAATATAGCCCCAAAAACAAACCACAAAATTGCATCCAACATTAGTACACACACCTACTTTCTATTTCTTCTTTGATCCACTTACGTTCCCGATAACGCCACGGGAAACACATGGCCTTATATTCATGCAATAACTCACGAGGAGTGAGCCATGCTAGGTAATTCTTGTAGCTTTCTTCGTAATCTGTCATTTGTTCACATCCCTATATTCATTTCTTTTTCTTCTATAAATCCGACGATAATATCATTGTATAAAGATTCTGATATTTCCTCATCCATAAGTGGTTTTCTTTCGTCAAGTTCGGAACCGAGACTTGCATCAATATTTGTGTGTGCATATGCCCGGTCAAACCCTAGGTTTTCAACCTCATTTAATAAATCAATCGTTTTCCTCATTTATCTTTACCTCTCTTTCATTTGATGATTATATTATACACCATTATTTAGATTTATTCAAAGACCATTTTGATCACAAAACATATGTTCGAAAACACCCATGTATGTGTTTCTCACACACGGACACGAGAACATAAGGTTTATAGAACACATGTTCGAAAACATCACCCTGTATGTGTCTCTCACACACGGACACGAGAACATAATGTTCTAAAATAAGGTTTATAGAACACATGTTCGAAAACATCAACCTGTATGTGTCTCTCACAGAACACATGTTCGAAAACATCACCCCTGTATGTGTCTCTCACACACGGACACGTGTCCATAATGTTTATATAGAACATATGTTCGAAAACATCACCCCTGTATGTGTTTCTCACACACGGACACGAGAACATAATGTTCTAAAATAACTGATTTTCATAGTGCAATGTGCACAATTATTGGATTGATTTCCAGTAATAGTTGTGTATATTGCACTAATATTTTGTCCGGTGTGCGCGTACAGTGGACATGTGTGTATGTGAGTGTCCGTGGTGGACGGACAAATTTGGGGAAGTGTCCGTGTGGGGCGGACATGAGATAATCAGATCGGAAGAGC